TAAAAATATTTGTTGAAGATTTTAACAAGATTGTTATATCCAGTCAGTTAAATGGTCCATTAAAAATACGTGTAAAGAACGGTGCTATTAACAATGATGTGGCTATTTTCTCCGAAGCAGGTATGGAGCCCAACACTACTGAAATATATAACTTAGGGTCGTCTGTTAAAAAATGGAGTGCTATACATTCCAAGGACGTATTTGGTAATGTCATAGGTACATTACAAGGCGATCTACTAGCAGAAGACGATCAAGTAATGTTTGATGCTAGTCTTAAAGAATTTTATGGTACACATGTGGGTATCAATAAAGGCGATATTAGAGCAGCAGATAATTCTTTATGTTTTGATTCTTCTGCTAGAGCGTTTATTGGTGCTTCGGGTACATTTACTAATATAACTACGGATCTATTAACATTAGTTGACAGGGTTATTGGTGATCTCAAAGGCGACATTTACGCTAGTGATGATACTATTGCCTATAACGCAGGAACAAAAATATTCACAGGCTCGTTAGTTGGTAACGCAGACACAGCCGCTAAATTACAATCGCCTAAGTATATTAACGGTGTTGCTTTTGACGGATCAGAAAATATTAATGTTGTTGACGAAACTAGAGTAGCTAAATCCGGTGGCATTATGACTGGGTATCTAACCTTAGTAGATGATCCTATTAATGATAAACATGCCGCTACTAAGAAATATGTTGATGATCAAATAGCAAACAGAACTCTATATTTCAGTTTAGATACTAATGGATTATCGACTACAGGTTCCGGGCCAGGGTCGGTAGCAGGTTTGTTAAATCAATTAGCACCACCATTAAACTTCCGTGTGGGTACAATGGCACATATCGCAAGTACTATACAGAATGTATCAACATCAACATCTGTTTCTAGAGGTAGTTGGATTAGCGTTTCGTTTGTAAGTAACGTTAGTGTAACTACTACAGTTACTAATCCTTCTAGAAATAATTTATTGATATATCGAGTTAACACAATACAGTCGAGTTGGGAATATGTCTCAGGTTAAATTAGTAAAAAACTATGTTACTAATGTAGATGAAATTATCGAACTAGCTGAAAAGCATAGCGATAAGTTCTCTAGCCGCACTTCAACCGATACACATAATTTTAAAACATCATACGGTAGTAGTAAATTAAAAAGCCTATTTCACTTTAATATGGATTCTGAATTAAAGTCTGCTATCACAAAAACACTACCTGATGATGTTAGATTTATAACCAGCATGACTATCAATAGATACGATCCGGGCGATTATCTGCTGCGTCACAGAGACAGTATCGGGGGATATTGGAAATTTAAATTGATTTTTTTAAGAAGCGATAGACCACATTTCAAATATTATGATGATCAAGGACAAGACCATTTAGTGGATGAGGAACCGGGTTCCCTTATCGATATGCCTTTACATCTAGAACATGAAGTTACAGAAATTGGATCTACTGAAAAATCCAAATACAGTTTAGTATTAGCTTGGGGAAGGATAGGATAATGACAAAAATAGCAAGAGAATTACTTTTTATAAAAAACAGCGGAGTCCTTATTGGAGAAATTACTCCAGAAACTGATAGATCAACTTTAAATCTAGACAGCTTTGTTGTTAAGATTGTTGAATTAGATGAGGATGCCGGTGATTACTGGTACGGAGATTATACTACAGGCGAAGTTAGATCTAGAGCCGATAAGCCTGTAATCACCGAATCATATGTAAAGTATAATACTAACGTATCTATACTCAACGAATATCCTATACATAAACAACTTAATATAATAATTGATATGTTAGATAGAAGCGAGATCGCAAAAACGTCTGAATTTACAGCTCTTAAAGAGTTTTTAGAAGCTGCTAAACAGAATCATAGAGAGCAAATTGCGTCGTATTCGGCAAATGCCGCTGCTTTTACATTTGTTTCTGAAGCCGAAGAGAGAGAAATTATAACAAAAAAGCAGAATTTTGAATAAACAGTCTGCGATAAATACAGTGAATTGGACGAACAACTATGACATACCGCGTAGACAGATATAACGGAACTTTTTTAACGAATGTTGCTGACGGCACCATCGATAATACTACGGATTTAAAATTTGTAGGCAGGAACTATACAGGCTACGGCGAAGTACAAAACGAAAATTTTCTTCATTTATTAGAAAATTTTGCTAACACAATACCGCCATCTAAGCCAATCTTAGGACAGATATGGTTTGATTCTGTTAATAAAAAATTAAAATTCTACGATGGAACAAAATTTAAAGTAGCCAGTGGTGCTGAAATAGCGTCAACGCCTCCTCCAGGACTAACAGCAGGCGATTTATGGTTTGATACTAATACTAATCAATTATCAGCTTGGAACGGGTCAAGCTTCGTGCTAATTGGACCTCAGAGTGCTCCAGGATTTGGTACTTCACAGATTGTTACTCAGGTTGTAAAAGATTCCAATAACACCAGTCATGTTATCCTACGTGCTGTAGTTGGCGGAGTTACCACAGCTATTTTCAGCAATGATGACGATTTTACTTTATCAACTTCAAATAACATAGCAGGTTTTTCAGAAACAGGACGACAAGTTAAAAAAGGTGTTACTTTAAATTCTGTAAATTCTACAGGTGTAAGTACCGGTCAAGTATTTTGGGGCACAGCTAGTGATGCTCTTAAACTAGGTGGCGTATCTCCGTCTAATTATATTCGTTCAGACATTGAAGGCGGATTTAATAACACTATTGGGTTCCAGGCAGGTTTAACTGTTGGAACTAGTACAAGAAAAGACCTTAAAATTTATGTAAATTCATCTGTTGGCCAACAACCGATTATTGAAAATCAAATTAATGGTCAAATTTTAGTTAGAATAAGTGCTGGTGGTTCAAACGTCGATAAAGACGATATGATGATATTTTCTAGGCAGATATATGACGTTGCCGATCCAGACTCGGAATTTTGTATTTTACCTGGGTCTACATCAAAGTATAATCTAGGTTACAGTGGTAAAAGATGGAATAAAATTTACGCTAATCATCTATTTGGCGATGTTGAAGGAAATGTAACAGGAAATAGTACTGGTGTACACAAAGGCAGCGTTAGAGACAATTCAAATGTTATTTCTTTTGATGCTGACACAAGAACATTTTATGGAAGATTCGAAGGCGAATTTGCCGGTCCTATTGTAGGTCAAGCTTCTTCGGCTATCAGTGCTACTAGATTACAAGTAGGATCTAACATTTATAACCCTAGTGAGTTGGCCCTTCCTGGTTCGGCATCAATACCAATTAGAACTTCAATAGGAACTATCAGTGCTGTATTGTTTAACGGTACATCAACTAACAGTCAAGCAATCGAAGGAAGATTACCGTCTGTAGAAAAAGATCCTGATACTGTAGTACTTAGAACAGCAGGAGCGGATATAAATGCTAGATTTTTTAACGGTACGTCTACTAGTTCTAGATACGCTGACTTAGCTGAAAAATACCTCGCAGATAAAGAATACGCTGTAGGCACAGTAGTAGCAGTAGGCGGAGAAGCAGAAGTACGGGAAGCACAATTTGGAGATAGAGCCATAGGCGTTGTTTCAGAAAACCCTGCGTTCAGAATGAATGAGGATTTAACAAACGGCACATATATAGCATTAAAGGGAAGAGTTCCAGTCAAAGTTACTGGATCCATTAGGAAAGGAGACAGATTGGTAGCTGCTAATAACGGATGTGCTATTCATGCTAGTTTCCATCAGTACCCAGATGTTTTTGCTATTGCTCTAGAATCTTCAGATGATGTAGGAACAAAAATAGTAGAAGCTTTAGTATTATAAGGAAAAAAAATGCCGACAATTACGCCGGGTGTAACACCAATATCGTTTAGCGATTGGGACAATTTATATAACACATTATTAGGTATTATTGGGCCTATTGCTGTAGATAATACAGGAAAACCATTAAATTCAGCCAAGGGTGTGGGTTACGGATTAACTTCGGCATTCTTAGCTTCGGCACCTTACCCTTTTACTAAAATTATTTCTACAATTACTAGAGCTAATCCGGGAGTAGTTACCACATCAACAAACCACGGATTCGCAAACGGTGATATTATATTCCTTTCAGGATTACCGGGGCTTTGGGTTAGCGAAGCAGCAGGGCTCGAAGGACAATACTTTGAAGTTACAAGTGCTACATCAAACACTTTTGCTCTTAAAGACTCACAGTTGACCGGCTTAGGATTGCCAGCGTACCCGTCAAATAACGGAACAGTTACTCAACCTATAGTACATAAAAGCCAATTTGACAGAATCAAAGTAGATCTTGATGCTGTATATCAACACATTTTTGGAATTAATTCTGGAGCATCATCGCCAACGCGAGCGACCACAATACAGGGAAGTGTATATAATCAATATTATACAGGTATAGATACAGCCTTATCTAAAAAATTAGTTTTAAAAACATATGAATCTGTACTGATAGCTACTAGAAGCCAAACATCCAACTGGGGTGACGGTGCCTCTGGTATCGATGCTACGTTTACAGTAACGTGGCCTGATGAGTTGAAATTTTTTCAATATTGGAATACTGGCGGATATTTAAAATTTAGTATTATTATTTCTAACCAAACAACCACAGGGGCTCAGAACAATAAGGAAGTGGCATGGACAAGTCTAATAAACAATAACTTTCCTATGTATTATACGGGATTTACTAAAGCGGTCATGGGCTACGACTCAACAACTTTTATTGAAAACAGAACATCTGATACAAATAATTTTACAGAAGAAGGAGCATTCACTTCATCTACGGCTGGATTTACACAAATTTATCTAAAAAATTCAACTACTAGTCCGTATACATCAAACTACATTCGCATGGAACACTTTAGAGTAGTAGGTCAACCAAACGCAATTCAATTTAATTTGTTATTACAAGACCAGGTTTCAAATGCTTTTACTTCAGGTGTAACAGCAGATATAACATTCAATATTAATGCTGTCTATACCAAAACTCCAATCCCTCTCGGATGGGATCCTTCTACACAGATTACCTGTTCATTCACTAATACCCTATAATCCAGTTAGCTCGGCATATATAATTTGTCGAGCTAAACTATGGAAAAATCTCTTGAACTTATAATTAAAAAATCTGATAGATTATTATCAGCTAAAATCAAACGACAGACTCTTAAGGAGAGGTTTGATGCTGATATTACATTTGGATATAATGGTGGAATTTTTAAAGTTGATCAGCAGCTGATAACTTATACGAATTTCTTATTATCTTTAGACAAACAACATAATGTAATACTATTAGATATCAATCAAACACCTATTGTAATAGACGATCTATCTAAATTTCAAAAAGATATTTTAGAAAGATATTTTATGGCACTGGGGCGATACAATGCCGGATACCAAGATTTAAAAAATGGATAAAGGTATAGTAATATTTGGTCATAATTCTAAAGATATAGATTATGTTAAATTATCTGATATGGCAGCAGGATATGCTGTAAAAAAATTAAATGTTCCTGTAACACTAATTACTGATCATAAATCTGTAACCAATAGTCAATCCAAATTAAAAAATATAGATAATCTTTTAGTTGTAGACAGGCCACCTAGTGTCAATACAAGACAACTTCTAGGGCAGCATATAGATTTTATCAATACCAACAGACATCTAGCTTTTAAATATTCTCCGTATGATCGTACCTTATTAATTGATTCAGATCTTTTTATCCTTACAGATAGATTAAACGCATACTGGAATTCAGATAAAGAATTTTTAATAACCGAAGGAATGATTCCGATTGGTGATCGATTATCTTCAGACACTGTAAAATTATCACCAACAACTATAACTATGCGATGGGCGACAGCCATTATGTTTTCTAAAACTGACACGGTTGAAAATATTTTTAAAGTAGTAGAATATGTTAAAGAAAATTGGTTTTACTTTATTGATCTTTACAATTTGCCCCCTACTAGTTTTAGGAATGATTTTGCTTTTACCATAGCCAATCATATTGTTTACGGATTCTTGCCCGCAGATAATTTTTTACCAAGTCCTATGATGGCACTAGAAAATTTAAAAGTTAAACAATTTAATAACGATAATATTGTTATTGACAAATACACTATTGATACTGATGTTCATATTATGGACAAATTTAGTTTACAGGATAGTATATATGAATAATGATTTTGGTTATCTAATTATAATTTCTAAAAGTCAAACTCATAGGTACGATCTGATGGCAGTATTATTGGCTCAATCTATAAAACGTACTCAAAAACAGGGATATGATAAGATAGCTTTAGTAACAGATGATCAAGATAAATTATCATGGTTTAAAGGTATGCCTTATTTTGATTCTGTAATTTTTTGGGATAAAAAATCACACTGGGACGGCAGGTCTTATATGGACGAATTGTCACCTTGGAAATTTACAGTATGTTTAGATACTGATATGATTTTTTTCCGCGATACCAGTCACTGGGTTGATTATTTTATTAGAGAAAATTATCTATATGTTGCTAATAAAGTTTTACAATATAATGGTGAGCTAATGACTAACGATCATTGTAGAAAAACTTTTACAGACAACAATCTTCCTATGCTTTATTCTGGTTATACTTTTTTTGCTAAAAATGAAAAATCTAAAGATTTTTTTGACTTAGGTAGGACAATAATAGAAAATCCTAAAGAATTTAAGAATTTCTTTCTTTATAATAATATTCCTGAAGTTGTAGGTACAGACGAAGCATTTGCTCTAGCTGCTAAAATTTTAGATATAGACAACGATATATCCTATCCTTTAGAATTTCCAAGATTTACCCATTTAAAATCTATATTACAAGATGAAGTCACTGGAACAATTAAAGATGATCTTGGATATTACTTTAATGAAAAAATTTTTAAAATTGGAATTTTTAATCAAATAGATATTTTACATTATTCTGATAAAGATATTGACATTAGTACTTTAATACAATCTTACCAAGATGAATTTTTAAAGAATATGAAGGTCAGTCATGAATAATCTTTACATTCTTTTTGATATATTATCAGGAACCATTATAAAGGTATCATCTACAGAAATAGAAAACGATCTTGATTCAAGACAATCTATAAAAGTAGACCAACATATCTTAGATCACTTAAATGAAAGTAACTCTTTTGAAAGGTTATTTACGGATTTTAAAGCCTTCATAACAGATAAAGGCCTACGTATTGTTGATCAACGTAAAACCACTGCCGATAAAACTTATAATAAATTATTACCTATACCATATATACATAGATTACAAGACGCTGTAGCAGATCTTAAACTAGAAATTACCAGTTTAGAAAATAAACCAGTATTAAAAATTAAATTATTAGCAGAAAAAGATATTCGGTTAAATCCTTACAAGAATAAAACCTATATACATCTAACAGAAAAAAATGACGTTAATGGTCATTATCAAACTTTTGAAATTGATCTCAATAAGTTTGATGATGAAATAATTTTTGATATTGATCGTTGCGATTATAAAAAATTATTTGCCAATCAAATTAGTTTTTATCATCGTAAAAAAATGAACATAGTGTATACAATTATATGAAAACATCTGATCTAGATATTATTTTTATTTCTTATGACGAACCTAACGGAGATTTTAATTATGCTGATCTCTGTAATAAAGTTCCTTATGCTAAACGAGTTCACGGAATTAAGGGCAGCGATAACGCTCATAAAGCTGCGGCAGAGTTAGCTGAGTCTGATTGGTTTGTTACAGTCGATGGAGATAACATAGTTGATGATAAATTTTTTCATATAGAAATAAATGAAACACCAACTATACAAGTGTACGGCTGGTCTGGAGAAAATATTATTAACAATCTACGCTATGGCAACGGTGGATTAAAAGTTTGGAAAAAAGATTTTGTTTTGAATATGCGTACCCACGAAGCAGCTATTGAATCTAAAGCACAAGTTGATTTTTGCTGGGAAGAAGGTTATTTAAATCATCCTACAGTTTTCAGTAAAACTGTTATAAATTCTACACCATTCCAGGCATGGAGAGCAGGCTTCCGCGAAGGTGTAAAGATGTTGTTGAAAGACGGAGTAAAGGTCGATAGTACAGCAATTACTAATCAAATATACTGGCACAATCTACATAGATTAAAAATTTGGTCTTGTGTTGGCGACCATGTTGAAAATGGTATCTATGCGATGCTTGGTGCTAGAGCAGGAAGCTATATGACTTATTGTACTGATTGGAATCACATAGAAGTTAGAGACTTTGAATGTTTAAAAAACATATACGAAGAACAGTATGCTGGCATTGAAGGTAATAGAAATCAAATTTTAGAAAAGTTAGAATTTTTATCTTTTGAAATCCAAGCAGGCATCGGGTTACAGTTAACTACTTTTGATGCTGATCAAAGTAGATACTTTACTGATCTGTATGCTGAAACAGTAGCACTAGGGCAGACATACTATAATAAGGATCCTGTGTGGAAAAGTTCTTTTTAAGTTATGATGATCCTAATCTAGCTGAAAATTTTTTAGTAGCTAGATCTAAAATAAACGATCTTAATCTTTTTACTACAAAAGAGGGTATAGCTAAATCTCATAAACTCTGCGGTGACCAATCTCTAACAGACATGTTTTTAGTCATAGATTCGGACGCTTATCTGCTTGATAGTTTTAGAATGTCACAAGTCTACGACAGTATCAATGAACCTAATAAGATGTATATTTTTTCTGCTAGAAATCCCATAAATGATTTAGAATACGGGCACGGTGCTATAAAAATATTTCGAAAATCTTTTTTTACTGATGCAGAAGTCGTTGATTTTTCTACAAGTTTTTTTGGTAAGATCGAACATGTAAACTTAACTTTAAATATACATCGTTTTAATTCTAGTGAATTTCATACTTGGCGTACAGCATTTAGAGAATGTGTAAAGCTGTCGTCCTCTGTAATTAAAAATAGAAATAAGTATGATGACGAATATAGGTTAGAAACTTGGTGTGAAAAAGCCAACGGAAATGATTTTTCTCAGGAATGTCTAAATGGTGCTCGAGAAGGTAGGGAGTATGGTTACAGATTTAAACACAGTGTTGATGATCTAAAAAAGATAAATGATTTTAATTTTTTAAAAGAACAATATGTTTTGGCAACGAGACCCGAATAAAAAGTATATTAAGATTGCTAATCAATTAGACAAAACAGGTAAAGGTTTTTGTCTAGCTAAATGGCACATGGTGACTATTCATCTTCACACAGGTGACAATCACAGTTGTTATCATCCGTCTATGCATAGAGTTAGTGTTGACGAAGTTAACGATAATCCCGCAGCATTACACAACAGTAATTACAAAAAACAGCAAAGAAAATTAATGTTAGAGGGAGAACGTCCTTCAGAATGTAGTTATTGTTGGGCGTTAGAAGACCTAGGACAAATTAGCGATAGACATCTAAGAAGTTGGGAATTTGAAAATACTATGCCTAGCATTAACCAGGTAAAAAATTTACCATGGGATGCTGATGTTTACCCTAGATATATGGAATTAAGTTTTGGATCAGAATGCCAAATGAAGTGTATGTATTGTGCTCCAACTATTAGCAGTGCGTGGGAAGGTGAGATTAAAAAACATGGAGAATATCCTTTACAATATTTGCCCAACCGCAGACAGTATTCAATAAATCCTAAAGCAAGAACTGTATATAAAGAGGAAAATAATCCTTACATTGATGCGTTTTGGAAATGGTTTCCCGAATGCTACAAAAATTTAGAGACTCTTAGAGTCACTGGTGGCGAACCATTATTAAGCACAAACTTTATAAAGATGCTAGATTATATTGAAAATAATCCAAGGCCAGATTTACAGTTTGCTATTAATAGCAATATGAGTGTACCCCAACGTAATCTTGATAAATTTATTCATCGTGCTAAATCGTTAAAAGAAAATAAAAAAGTAAAAGAAATAATGCTTTATACTAGTGTTGATACTTGGGGCAATCAAGCAGAATATATTAGGAATGGTTTAGATTTAGTTCAGTGGGAAAACAATATTCATAGGTATCTAAACGAAGTTCCAAATAGCAAATTAGGTTTCATGATAACTGTAAATCTTTTAAGCATTTACAATTTTGAAGAATTATTAGATAAAATATTAGAGTTGCGTAAAAAGTATAACACTCGCTTTAACAGAAGAATACAAATTGATACTCCCTATCTTTTAGAACCACCACATTTAAGTCTTCAGATAGCCAATGATGATCAAATTAACCGACTGTATAAAGCTGTTGAATATATGTCAACACAAGTTGATAATTTAAGTTATAAACAATTTGATAGCACAGAATTATCTAAATTTCAGCGTGTAGCTAAATGGGCAGAAGATAATAGATACAGTCAAGATCTATTGCCTACTTTAAGAAAAGATTTTGTTTCTTTTGTCGATGAACATGATAAGAGACGAGGAACGAACTTTTTAAGTACGTTCCCCGAAATGGAAAGTATTTACAATCAGTGGAAAGTTACTGATTAATAAAATCTTTAGTTAACGGAAATATTTCAGCAATTACTCTAGCACAAGCAATAGCAACTTCTTGATGTTCTAGTTGTGTGCCATTAGCACTACGTAATTCAATAAAGTGAATCCAGCTACGTAGTGTACCATTCATATATAATCGACTTTCTGTAAGGCCTTCTGGTAGCACAGCACGAGCTTGCTCTTTAGCTATGCCTCGAGCGATAGCCCATTGATAGGCACTTCGGGCGTAGTCAATGACCTGCTGTTGTTGATGTTCCCAATCTCTTTGTAGGCGTTCATCATCTGTTTGGATACTATTTTGTCTGTTTTTTGTGTCTTGAAGTCTAGCTTCTCTTGTAACGAACGCCAAATCTTGAGTTGGGTCAGCATAGCGTTGACTGAACTCTTGGAAACTAAAACTTCTGTGTCGCAAGATTTGTCTTGCGATATCTCTTGTGGTTGTGATTTCAATACAGGCTGAGACCATTTCGAGTGGGCTCCAGTGTTGGTGTTTGACCAAGTATCTGATGAGTTTCTCTGATGTTTCGGTGTTAAGTTGGTTGCTGGGATTGCTGACACGGGCACAATACGCAATGAGTTCCTGTGCATCCGAGATGCCCATGTCTCTAAATTCACCTGTTGGCTGGGAATAGGATAAAAGTTTAACATTCATTTGTCACCTAATATATTTTTTGTTATTTTTAAAACGTCTTGTTTAAGCCTATCAATATCGACCTGAAAATTGATAGTTACGATTTCCTCCTGAAAGTCTTTTATACCTTCAGAAAGTCTTTCCAAAATATCGTCCTCGTCAACTAAATCTAGTTGTTCCGGAACATCTATTTCCCAAACTCTGCCATCCTGAAATGTTAGCTCGACGCCATGAATATACTTAATGGGCATTGAGCTCATGTATATCTCTTCAAATACTTCAGGCCATTCTTTTATAACATCTTTTGGTGGCTTAAAGTATTTTTTAGGCACTAGCTTCTTCTGATACCTTTACTGTCTTTTTCTTTGGCGGATCTAGGTCGTCTGCTTGCTTACGTAGTCTTGCAGCTTCTTTATACATAGCATCTGCTTGACTTCTGTAAGATTTAGCTAGATCAGTATCAGAAAGCACACCGGCATTGTCTTGTGCTACAGGAGCAGCAGTTTCCATCAAATCTTTTACTTTTGCTACTTCTTTAACTTCAGATTTAGCAGGACCGTCAGTAATAGCTAGATCTTCTACCTTAACCCCTCTTTGCTCTGCGATTAGTTTGTTTAACTCATCTAAGGGCATTATTGTAGTTGGGTTTGGAGTCATCTCTACATCTTTAGTTGCTACTTTAACTAAATTTCTACCTTGATGTAGGGCTGGTAGCATTGGTTTACCATCAGCAAAATAACGGATTGAAAGGATCTCTCCAAATTCAAATGTGTCTTGTGCTTGTTGGCTTTCAACTAAGTCGATGATCGAGTTATGATAACTATCATCGAGGCCGGAAGTTCCAACTACGAGACAATGATCTGGATCATTAGGTAATGTTTTGAAAACTACAAGGACTTTAGCCTTGTTGGTCTTCATACGGCCAAGATGTTTTAAATTAACCATTTTCTTTTTGTCCTTCTGGTTTTGGTGTTACACTGTCTAAGAACGATGCTAATCTGTTATAAACCTTTCCAACAGATTCCATCTCTGCTGCTTTAAAAGCACCTCGCTGTGTAGCAACATCAACAATGGTGCGTAACGCACCTAGGTCATTAATAGTAAGCTCTGGAGCTTTGGTCTCTGGCTGTTGCGGCTGAGCCTGGTCTTGTTTCACTTCTTCTGTCATCATATTCTCCTAAAATGCGGACATGCTAACATAAAATAAGTTAGCTCTTTATCATCTTCAAATCCTAAGGTAGCACTACTGTTATCCGAATTTTGAACAAAGCAGTATCTTCCTTTTAATTTGTATTTTACCCAATCCTCTAGATCAGTTTCAAACACCTGATGTTTAACTTTGATCTTGGCAAAATGCGGAGGAATCCAAGTTAATGATCGTTTGTTTAGAACATCTAAGGGATTAAGATTCATGATAGTATTTACGGGGATGAAATAAAAGCTGAGTTATTCTTGGCTCATTCGTTGGCTTAACGCCTTGCCGTAACCCAATTTTCGGATATCACCAGAAAACAAATAAAGCTCAAACGCAGCTTTTTCGGTTATTACTGTAATATCTTTCTTAGTTATATAATACGGGCTTTCAATGAAATTGTCAAGCCATACAAGTATTTGTGGAGTAATTGTAATTTCTTTTGGAAATTTAACTGTGTAAGTTTTGAGTTGAGCGGTTTCGGTAATAAAGTTAAGGCCTTCTTCAGTTAGCCTAAGCCCCCCGCTATCTTTATTTCTAGTATTCCACCACCAAATACTTTTTTTAGATTTTACTAAATCTTCGTTGATTTGTTCTTGGGCAGCTTTTAAGAATACTTGAGTATAAACGTCTTTGGTTTTCATTTCATCGACTTAATGATTTCGCCCTGAGTCAATTTAACAACTTGGAAATCTTCTGTCTTGAATAATTTGTTTAGTTTCTTAGCTAGATTGTATGCGTGACCGGGATTAGAAAAACTTACCTTTTTATATTTAGGTCCAGGGTAACTTGATATAAGACTACCACTTTTTAAATTAAAAGGTTTTCCTTGATAAAAGACCGCCCATATAGCATCAGACTCAAGAATCTGTTCTACCTTGAAATTTTCTTTGTTAGCATACTCTAACAGTACTTTTGGCTTAGGTCTACTCATCTATATCTCTATAATAATACACGCATATATTTATCTCTCTAGAAAGTTCCTCCATCCATCTGGACTGATACTTGTTGCTGTTCACCAGTTAGTTTATCCAATCTAGCATGTATTTCTTGTATTTGTTTACCCAATTTAGAAGTTAATAGACTAAGATCTGTAACAAGTTCTCGAGCTTCTTGAACTGTGATTCTAATCTCTTTTTGATTGGTTTTTTCTGCTGCTATTACTCTTTGGATAAGACGCTCTACACTAGGCATTTGGGTTGATAATTTATCTTGAGACATGTGATAACCTTTGACGCATTTCTACTTCTGTTTTAAAAGGGCCTTCGTATTGATAACGTTGTAGAGTTATCAGTTTAGGACAAAATGATTTAACCCAACCTTTGTCAAATTTAATAACATAGTAACCAGCACAATACAAACTTTTGCTGTCGCCGCTTTTTGTAAACAGCGGAAGTTTTTTCTGAATGTCGTACATGGCATTATGTGGATCGGCACTAGTAGGATATCCATGAACTTCTAATGGAAGAGAATCTCTTGCCTCTTTAAGAATTTTTACAACAAAAAAGTCTTTACCAAATTGGTCAGTTAAACTTTTTTTTGTTTCGTAAATCTTAACACCGTTGTCATTACTCATAACAAATCGTTCATCTTCGTTTTTTCGAAGTGTGGCTATCTTTTCGCCATTCTCTTCTACTATCCAAAATTTATTATCGATGATGGGTTTAGCATGTATGTCTGTCATTGTGTATACCTCGCATTAAGTGGTTCTGAATAACTTTGTGCTTGATCAGAAATCTTTTTAAGATCAAACAGATTACAAAATTTCATCAATCTAATACCAACCTGACTGATATTTTTATTAGCAGTAATAGCTGTCTGAATTGTTTGATTAATAATACCTTTGATATCGTCGGGTTGATGTGCTAGATCAATTAGTCTACGGTTGCGTTCATAATCTTCTAACACACGATGTTCTTTACCTTCGTGGTCAGTCCATCTCTGAAGCATGAGATTGTTCCACGAATATCCTTTGCTTTTACGATCTTCGAACGCTTCACTAAGACCCACTTTTTTGCTTGTGCCTTTAGTACGCACACCTGGATATGCCGAGAAGACATTATCACTGGTATCACCACGCATACATTTTTCAAATAAGAGCCACTCTGGATCCGGTGCTGCTTTTTCTTCGCCTGTTTTTTTGTCTTTAACTTTGTTACCTTTGGCATCAAAATAACCTTCGTGTGTAATAGTAACTTCGCTGACTCCGTTATATTGTTTAACGTTAGGAGCAATCAATTGTTCAAAGTCGCTATCTGTGGAAATTATTACATGTTTTGATTGTGGGTGATTTTGAATCCAGCCTGCAATAAGATCGTCGGCTTCTAGTTGAGGATTTTGTAGTACTGTACAATTTGTTTTGTCAGATACAAATTCTTTAAATGTATCAAATGCTTCCCAAAACAATTTATCTTCTTCTTGTTCTTTAGCAGTTAATGCCGCACGGGCATCGCTGCGATTACGTTTATAAGGACCATAATAGTCTTTACGCCACGAGCGACCTTCTAAACAGAATATAACATGACTGCCGTTAAAATCCTGCCATGCTTTACGTATGGAATTTAAGGTAATATGAAAAGCCATGCCAATTTTAATGTCAGCGTCGCCGCGGACTACGTGTCTAGCACGAAAAAACGTGTTAGCAGTATCTACTAGTATATATGTCATGAAACTTCAGACTTTCCTTTAGAAATAGGTGTAACATTAATGTATCCTGCTGGTCTATTAGTATCCATACCTTCTTCTGATAACATTTGTCTTACAATGTCTCTAAACCAACGATCTACGATTTCTTCCTCAGGGTCACCGTCAAAACCGTAACCCTCTTGCTTTAATTTTAACACAAATTGGTCGTTCCAGTCAAGTTCGAAAAAACCATTTCGAATATTATCTGGATTTACTTTGGTATCGAGGACGCTAACCCAAGGCTCATTTTTATGAGTAGCTCTTTCTTTTGGTGTTAGTTTAGCCTGCTCAGCTTCTTCTTGTGCCCGAACTGTTTCGGCTACGGCTTTATCTCTGGCTGCTTGTAATGCTTCTTTTTCTGCCTTTAATTTATCGAGGCCAAACACTTTATCTATAATTTTTTTCATTAAGTTCCCCACTCATTTTTAAATAACGGTACCTGTAGTCTGTCGCTATAACGTAAACCTGCTTTTATTGCTAGTTCAGCCACCCGTCGATTGTTAAGTGTGTAGACACTTTCTACACCTCCCACGGGCATCAAATATACAGGACCACTAAAACCTTCAGCACGATAAATGTCTACAGTCTCAATAGCTTCTTCTGCATCTTCTTCTGTAGCTATTACAAATTTAAGATATGTATAACCAACTTCTTCGTATTCACACACCACACTTGGTAATATAGCTTCGTGTCTTGACTCTCCTGAACAGCTCAGTTTAGCACTTACACTGAAGGTTAATCTATGATAACCTCTATTTTCCATACCCCAGTCTAAAAGATATTTTTTAAATTCTGGAGTGAGCGGTTGAGTACCGTTTGTTTCAAAGGTAATCTCTTTGAGATTTTTCATCTTAGGATGATCTAACAGTTCGGGGTAAGCACGTTGCCACCCAAGCAGCGGTTCTCCTCCTGTGATGACGAGGTGTTCGTCTCTCCATTCATTGAACGGTAAAATCTCGCAGATTCTTTCTGCGATGGCGTCGGAAGTAAGCATTGGGCTAAGGTCTTTAAAAGCAGGATGCCAGCTAGCGTAACTATCACAACCAGTAGAAACCAATGGAAGTTCTTCATATTTTTGAAATGATTCAATATTTGCGTGTGTATAGGCAATGTCGTCGGCTTCAATGCTTATATCACCTTTAGGCATACCAAAGCCAGCACATTTAAAGTTACAACCAAATGTGCGTAAGAACACAGAAGGTACGCCCATATAACGTCCTTCTCCTTGTACGCTGTAAAACAGCTCTGCGATTTTAATTTTGCTCATAGATGTTTGACCATTTTTTTAATTTTTCAAATTTAGCTTTTTTAGCACTTTCCATTTTGTCTTTGGAAATTATACCGTCTTTTTCTAAAAGATCAACCATAGCTAACAGGTCACCTAGTTCTTCTTCTAGATGCTCTCTGTTTGTCTTGGGCTTTCCTGGTTTGTAATTATCGATTCCAAAACGATTAATTTTAGAAACTGCTTGTATGACTTCGGAACATTCTTCTTGGAGAATGCTCATAATTTCGTGAGATTTAGTATTCATACTAATATTATACACTCTCTTTGTTCTCGTTGTCAAGCTTCTTAGATAACATCCAAGAACCATCGCCATTATCTTTCCAAACTAAAACATCCCCTTCTTTCCAACCATTAGCTTCTAGGAGATCGGGCGGAAAGGTTATTACTCCGTCATCATCAATAGTTAAAACCCATTTCATACAACTTCTCCTTAATTCGTTGAGCTACAATTTTATTACCTTCTTCGGTATAATGATTTACTAGTCCTCTATGAAAGGTCCAGTGACTAGTAAAATCCATGTGTAATTCTTCAAAAGCATGATTACAACTAGTTGGTGTATGATCTATAGCTAGATAAGGCAGCTTAATCAATCTACGAATTTCTCTTCTAACAATATCGTAGATATCTGTTTGATATTGTTCATCATAATGATGTTTGAACCAATTGTAGGCTGTAACAGTACTTTCATTTTTAGGATCTAGATTAGCTTCTACATCACTAAAGATCAAATCACAGTTAGCGTGTAACTTGCTTTGATGTATGGGATTAAGGGTGTGAACTCTAAAAGGACTAGTATGATTTACTATTACTAAATCAAATTTATCTAAATTTTGATTCTTAATCTGATTTAATATTTTATATTCACCTACTCCGGCCTGAGAAACGTTAGTAATATTATAATCTTTTTTTAATAACTCGGGCCAACCAGACGGACTGTCGGGCCATTTAGCAGAGAAACTATCACCTGCTAATAAAATTTTTAAATTGTTTTTAGCCATGGAATAAATTTAGTAGCAATTAAATCGTGAAACGATTTGTTGTAGTGTTCATTGTCGTCAAGATAATATTTTTTGTGATCAATGAATTTCTTTCTAAAGAACGATTCTACTGTAACAGGTGATATTATAGTAGACTTTAATTTTGTATAAAAATCAAACTTTTCCGGAAATTTTACTCTGTCGGTCATATTAAACAGATAGAGTTTACAACCGTGATCTTCACACATTCTATCCATAACAAGTACATCTTTAAAAAAATCTCTTTGTTCTAGATGAGTATTTAGATCAAAGAATAATTTTACATCCATGTATGTATCTTTTCGGAGATCTGGTTTTATTAGACCATTTTGATAATCAAAATTAATATCAGCAATTTTTCCAAAATCTTCAAATGTTGGTTTGTTAAGAAGTTGAAAACGATCGTCTTTAAATATTTGATCATAATACAGATCAACTAACGGATTCTTTTTTTCGTGTTTTAATGTAAAAAAATCTGCCGGTAATGTATCTTGCGAAAGAGTTTCGTTAAACGCAAGAACAAATCTATTAAAGCTAGATAATAAAACATACACTTCGTCAATGTCGGGGTGTCTATCTAACATAACACGTAACCAATCTGGATATATTCGATTACACACGCCCGGTAACGCATACACCGATGTTGGCTTAGAAAAAGTTTCAGCGTATGACTCTGCGTAGCTATTATCATTCCACATACTATAACTACCAAAGCCAACCTTGCCGGGAATAGTTACATATCCGCACGTATGACTATCGCCTAAAAATAATGCCCTACTCATGTGGTATACCTGCTGTTATTTTTCTCGTGATATTCTTTTCTTAATCTACGACACTCTTCTTTAACTTCGATAGGAAAGTCAGGGCTGATTTCAGATATAGTACAATCATAAATTTTAGTCCGCGGGTTTCCTAAGTCAGAAGTTAACATAATGAATACACAAAATAGCACTGCTATAATTATGATAATCCTGTCTCTCATATTTCCTCGCTGATCATTAGCTTGCAAAAGAAAGCATCTTTTTCGTTTTTAAAAAAGAACTTCATATCGTCAGCAGACACTTCAGTAGTGTATTTGTCCCCTGGCAAACCAAAGTGTTCAAGGATTTTAGCACAAGTTTCGTTCCAAAAAACATTACTTTGATTTTTCCAAGGTATCTTAATTTCAGTCATTAAAATATTTTTCCATTACTTCAAGTTTATCCATATATTCAGCAATCTGAGCAACTTCTTTTTCAATAGCATCCATAAGATCTGTATGATCGTGAATGGCCATAGGATTAGCTAACATAATGTCAACATTCATTTTATGTTTTAGAATGTGTGCTTCGAAATGTTGCTTTAGTGTTTCGACAATTTGCTTTTTCATTTTGATTTCCTATAATTTCCCTTTTCGGGTATTACATGTCTAACCCCACCTGTGGGATCTTCCATGTCGCCTTTGCGTCTCGGTATTAGATGAACATGTGGCCATTCAACAGTTTGACCAGCAGCTTTACCATAGTTGAGACCTACGTTAAATCCGTCCCATATACCCTGCTCTACTTGTAGTTTGCCAAATCGAACAGCATCTTCAATCGAGTCCATCAACACAGCAACGGTGTTGTATTTAGGTACATATAATAGATGGCCTTCAGTTACTGGATATTTGTCAGCAAATACCTTAGTATGAAAGTCTTCGCTAATAACAGTTTCCCATGGAGCGTCTGTTGAATCATCAATACACGGAGGTTGACTGTGTATTACGGTTTGGTTCATCGTTGAAATTCCTTACGTTCTTGTGGTAGATCGTTTTCTCGAACTACAAATTCACGCCCGCCTAAACTTCCTACAAATGCTTTGGTACGTTCCATATAGGCCAATCTTAGTTTAATAGTTTGGAATGCTACTTCTAAAAATGCTTTAGGTTTGTATCCTAAAATATGCATATCAAAGTCTTTGCCTGCGTCTGTACAGTGAACTTTAATTTTTTGATCAATCATTTCGTCCACCAATCTTCAAAAGGAAAATCAATCCAAACATCTTTTTCTGCTTTGTTTATCTCTTCGCCAATATAATCCATTGGCACTTCAGCTTTGCTAGCAAGATTATCAAACACAGTGGCAAATCTTACATTGTCATTCCACACTTCGGCCCATTTGGAATCGTTAGAAAAACATCCACTAGGCCAGTCATTTAAAATCCAATTAATTGTAGCACCAGTATCGTTGATATCATCAACAATGAGAATCTTCTTGTCATTAAACGCATCTTCAGCCATCCACAGATTGCTTTCAGTAGCGTGTTCCCCGCCGTTGTCTCTAAGGCTTACCTTTAATGCTTCACATGGCACATTAAAATATTGACTGATCATTACAGCAGGTAATAATCCGCCTCTAGTAATTCCTACTATATAATCAGGACGCCAACTACTTAAACTGATATCTCTACATATTTTTGCTATCAGGTTTTGGAATTCTATCCAACTAACTTTACGCTTTACCATTAGACTCCTTACGTTGTGCTATATATTTTTCGTTTTGTATCCATTTGTTGTTAACAAGAAATCCCCATTCTCTTTTTTGAGGACCTGGCATGAATAACGTCCAAGCAGTTACTCCTTCTTTTAGCTCAATACGATGATAACTGTTTGGACTACAAATTCTAAAATGACCAGGGCCACGCCAGTATTTTATTTCGTTAATTTTTTTACCTAGAGTGTTAAACACTGGGACCCATTCGTAGTACCCACCAGCAAGAATTAGTGTAGCATACGGCCATGGATGATCATGAACATCATCGGGATCACCTTTTAAGAACTTATGTAAGAATATGTTAAAGGGAAAACGCTCGCGATCTTTAAGAAAAAGATAGTAGCGTTCTAGATATGGTTCGTTATCTACACGATCCATGATGATACGTTTGCGACCTAGTCGTTCAAGCAGTTTCAACAACATCTCTTACCTCTTGGTCTAGATAACGGATTAATTCTTTGTCAGTAGGTTCGACAGTATAATTCTGTTTGAAAAAGATCTCATAACTGTCTGAACCATATTTACCAATGCCATATAATATTGTAGCATCATTTCCGTCCCAGGTCAAATAACCTCTGCTCATTCCGATCAATCTCTTATAACGGACATTAACCATTCCCAAAGGCTGTATGATGCTTTTGACGAATTCTTCATCAGCGTTTATCAGTGTGATAGGATCGGGAAACCAATATAGGAATTCTGGCAGGCAGGTCTTAACAGGCTTTCGACTGGTCTGATTAAGCATTATGACACCTACAAAGTGTTCCCATGAGTTCGAGATCTGTTGTTGTACCATTAGGTCGTCACGTAGAGGGTTGAACCACATGATTATTTCCTAATAAAGATCCATAAGATGACACCAACGACGATTCCAACTATCATACCTAGAGCGAACAGCATTATTCTACTCCTTCGCCAAACCAGTCATCGACCTGCTGTTCAGCTTCTTGCTGTGTCATGGCATGTACGAATATTTTAGCAAGTTCACCTTGAGTATGTTGAATATTAAATTTAATAACACCTGCAGGGATCAAATCCCAGTCTCTTTCAACTACAAATTCTTGTAGATGTTTCATTCTGTGTATTAAATTATCTGTGAGGGCTTTGGCTGTGCTCATCTTGGGGCAAACTCCTGTTGTAGTTTAATGTTATCAAAGAATTCTTTCTTAGTATTGCCGTCGTCTTTGAAAGCACCTTTTAATACTGTAGTCTGTGTAAGACTAGAGTGTGCCATAATACCGCGATTCTCACAGCATCCGTGTACTGCTTGGATGTAGACACCTAGATCTTTGGCTCCTGTGGCACGTTCGATCTCCCTAGCAATGTCATTACAAAGTTCCTCCTGGAGAGTACCTCGACGGGCACACCACTGAGCGATCCTTGTATACTTGCTAAGTCCGATGAGTTTCTGAGCCGCAATAAGACCAATATAAGCAACACCAGTAACGGGTTGGTGATGATGGCTGCACATGCTACGAAGCTCACTGCGAACAACCAACATACCTTCATAACGATCCGCTGTGTCGTTGGGAAATGCTGTTGCGTCTGGTGCTGGTTCATATCTTCCTGCCATTATTTCATTAAAATACATCTTAGCCAGTCTACGTGCTGTACCCTGACTGTTAGGATCGTTTTCACGATCAATCAGCAAACGATCTAGCACTAGTTCAAATGCTTCTGTTGCTTCGTCGATTAGTTTTTCTTTATCGCCTTCGTGTAAGAAGTCGCTGATATTATCTCCAGCCCAGAATCGTTTTCCTTCACGCTTCATTTTAAAGCGAAGATGATCACCAAGATATGCTTCTTTGTAGCCACCGTCGCCTGCCATTGCGTCAAGTGCTGTTTCTTTTTTAATATAAACCGTTTTACCTAATGGTTCATATTTTTCTTCTTTAAAATCTTTATTCACATCTGCGTGAATTACAGGATCCGGTGTAAATTTGGTTGTCAATTATTTTTCTCCGAGTTATTGTCGTGGATGACATATTATTTTAACATCTTTAATAGTTTATCGCAACTAAAGAAATCATTCGTTAATATATCGACCTGTTTATTTAGGCTTGGTAAAAACTTTTCATAATTTTCCATGTACTGGATTATCTTATGGCAGACTTCTTTCCTGTGGATTTCATATGATTCAAAAGATTCAGTCCATTCGCTAGGATACTTAAATGTATCAAACGCCATTTCGCTGTAGCTTAATCTATCAGGAACCATAGGAATAGCATCTACTAACGCACCTTCGTACCAGCTAATGCCTAGTGTTTCTTGTAAATTAACACTGAACACTAACTTTGCCTCTCCTAGCATATTATGATATTCATTTTTTGTCAACGGGTATTCTTGACAGACTTTGAACTCATATTGAGGAAGATGTTTTTTAAGATCTTCAAAGATTGGCAATTGTTTTTCTGGAGCAATACGATGTGGAAATAGTATAAGATTACGTTTAGGCATATTCTTATACATTAACAATGTATCAGACATATATTCCATAGGCCATCCAGAACGAACTACATTTTTCCATTCGCCTTTAAGGGCATCTGCTACATCGTCTTCTATCCAAGGATTTTCAAACATTCCGTCATTGATAAGGTTACGGATAAACATCTCAATATGAAAATTTGTAGCAAAGTAGTTGTGATCAAATGCGTAGAAGAAACTCTTCTCGGCATTTCTAACCCAAGGCTTATTGCCTACAAGACGACCTAGGAAGTCTTGAGGATCATAACTGCCAGCATGCCATAATCCGTGTGTTGTTACCGGAATGCCCAGCAGTTCACTCATGTACTTTAAGTTTATGATACCAGGATGCCAAGCATCAGTAAAAATAAAGTGATCACCGGGATGAACGGCTCCGTTACAAAATAAGCGGCCCATCTGCTCAACCTGATTAGCTTTGTATATATTGGTACCACCAAAATTAAGAAAGGCACCAGGAGTAGTGGCACTAGGAATATCCTGAGGGCCAGAGATAATTTGAACATCATGTCCCCTTTTTTGTAACAAGGTAGGCAAGTGAGATTTCCACTGGCCTGTGTACCTTGTTTCTACTGCTTCGAGATCTACAAGAAATACCTTAGCCATGGCGTTTATTGTATGGCTTGTATCCACGATCCGTGTAGCCACGATTGTTATCCCAACGTCTTGGAGGACGTTGACTATTTAAAAACGCACGATAATTTTCATTATCTTTATTGTATAAATGTGCGGGATTAAACTCACGCAACTCGAAACGGCAAAAATCCAAGTAGCGGTCGAGATCGTCAAAGATTTTCTCAACTTGTTGTTTCATCATGTTTCCTTTTTAATATTTGATGAATGAACCATTTTCTCCGTCTTCGGAGACCTCAATCCAAACCTCACGGTCTGGGTACTTTGCGTGAATCTGAGCGTATAAATCATCGCTCATCATCTCACAACTCTTATAGTCTAGCGACAATACACCTTCGTTGCTAGAATACAATTTTTCCAACCATCGTTTGAATTGTATAAATTCCACATCTCTGTCATTGTGGGTGACACTAAGCCATACCCTAAAATGAAAAATATGGCGATGGGGATTAGCCAAAAACGATACATCATACTCATCTCCTGTTGCTAGGTTAGGATCAGTTGCGGCTGCGGGATATTTGTGAATACCTTCTTTACGGAAGGTAACCCAAATCATTTTGTGTGGGCGAACGTCTTGCTTAATAATCATACTGACATCAATCCGTCTGCGAGAACTTTAATTTCGTCTCTAGTCATATGAAAGTTATATGTGCTTGAAGAATTAACCTTGCCATCATCATTTAGACATTCTTGAATAATATCTACAGAAAATAATCCTTTAGGATTGATAGATTCCCAAGATTCTACACGAACCCTATATGCTGGACTTTCTTTAACAGTGATGTTTTTAATATTTAGATCAGTGTGTCTCATCTTTTTAATGACTCCATCATTACAATTTTACCCAACGCATCACCAAGATCTTGATCTTCAGTGATAACGTGCATGCTATTAAAATTACGATCTTTGTGGCTATCGTAACTACGAGTTTCTACAACATAGCCGCCACTGGCTTTGTAAATCTGTAGACGCATACCATCACTACAAAGTCTGTCCGATTCTACTACTTGAGGAATATCTTGTTCATACTCGTCGCTGTTCAACCAATTACGAATACGTTGTCTAAATGTTAGTTTCACTTTCGTTGCCTTTTTTATTTTACGACTGGGTCTAATTGCTTGATGTTTAGCACCAGATATAGTTGCGTAACCCATAGTTCCCATTATTTGATGATCTCATCCTTGCCATATTGGTCCCAATCTGTAAAGCGATCTCTTCCCAGAAGGTCCTGTAGGTTATGGCACCATACCCCAGAATTAGTTGCGTTAAAATCTTTGTCGTCAATCTTTAATGTAGCGTTATAACCTAATTGATTTAGATAAGGTAATTTTACACTAATTTGCGGAATAAATCTACGTTTTTCGGTAAGACCGCTCTCTAGCAATCCTTCCGTTTCGCGTACATCAAAATCTAATGTACACCACAGATCATATTCACTATCTAAACATACATAGATCATACTTTCCCAAGGACGCCAAGTTTCCGAATCATTAGTGCCCTTAGTTTTAAAACTTTGATTAGCACCAAAGTAGATATGCTTGATATGTTTAGATTCGTCTGTGTAAGATCTACTTTCTTTGACCATTTCTAAAATAATGTAAGGATCATGTACACCTACTACAAATAGAGTTTTCATTCCATAAGCAGGAGTCTTTTCAATCTCTACACCTGTAAAAAATGTAATGTTATCTTTTATACCATCTTTATAATCACGTTTCATTCTTCAAACCCCGATGATTTCATTTCACGGCTTCTCATACGTTCTTGATATTCTGCTTCATGCTTGTCGCAAAGTGTGCGGATCCACCCACCATTACGAGATTTGCCAGGATCTCCACAAGTTTCGCAAGTCCTAGCCGCCCACGATTCTGCCATACGCACCATACCATGAATCTGTTCATCGCCACCGTCGTAATAAAAACGCAGCCCGCCAAATTTTTCTTTGACCTGTACAGCGACTACTTGATCAATAGCATCTGGAACTTCTCTTAGTTCCTCTGGTGCGGCCTTGCTGTTAAATGTAATTGCCCATTGACGTTGTTTTTCTTTCCAATCAATGTGATGTTGAATATTACCGCATAGGCTATCGAGGACGTTATACCAACCATCGCCGCATTCAAACCCCCAACACATAAGTGTTTCTTTCATGTCTCCATGACGGTTTTTGAAAATTTTTGGATATTTGCTACACAGTGCTTCGTCAAGTTCTTGTTTCACCAGGTGCTCACATCAGTGATATCAACGGTAGTATCGATGTCCTTATCGATATCGTTGAATAGATTGAATTTTACAACAACGGTAGGACCAATTCCGCTGCTGCTACTTTCTTCTAGAGTGAACCACTCAACTTCTTTAAAGTGAGCGGCCATTTTTGCCAATTTTTCAATTTGACCTCGATTGAGGCAAAACTGAGCCGGTTGATACTTTTTATCTTTCGTCATCGTCGTAATGGATAGTTTCGTGATCATGTTCCCATTGCTTACGTTTAAGTATAGCAATTTCATCCTTTACTGTCAACTTATGTTTCTTCAAATCAGTCAATCTTTGGTCAGTAAAGTTGCCAGTTCTTTCCAAAGTTTCAATTTGCTTGTCAAGTGCCCTGTGTGCTTCTTCCAAATGCTTGATTCTATTTTCATACATTCTGAGCCTCCTGTTCGTAATAAAGTTCTTCCAATTCTTTTAGCTTTTCATCTTCTGGGTCCATAAAATCTTCTACAGCACCAGTTTTGGCTTCTTCTTCGAATAAACTATTAAATTGATTTTTAGCAACACCGCCTTTAAGACGCATACCCATCATATTATTGAGCATTGGACGAGCTTGTTCAATCATCTGCATTGGAGTTTCACTCTTAAACAATTCTTTTACGAATCGATCAAAGTAAAGTATATTTCTAGGCACCCAGTCTGAGTATTCATCACTCATGTCTGAGTCTTTGACCTTCTTCCATTCTCTCCAATCCGGATCAAATCTTGCTGTTTCGATATCCATTAAATTATTGGCACGTTGTACTGCTTTAATATGACAGTAGGTATTATGTGCCATCATTAGAGCATAACCAAAACTGTCCCATGATGTTTTACCTTCTTTACCTACTTTGTTTAACATTCCTGGTTTATACCAACAAATGTCTCCTTGAGTAAGTCTTCTTCCTATTTCTGATTCGAAAGGGAACGGGATGTTAAAAGCCTGGCTAAGGGCTTTATTGTCGGGGGCTTTGTCCATGATGACTGACCAACGTTTGTTGGTATGTTGGGCGTTGGTGTAGACAAGTCCGTGGGCTGTTGCGATAAACGGGCTGGCACAATCAAAAGATATGGTAAAGTTTTCATTGATATTTTCCCTTACTTGACGTTGAATAGAAGTTAGATAGCAGGACCAATCCAACTGGGCTGTACCTAAGAAGTGCATCCAGTTCCTATCATCTAAGAGTTTTTCGTCTCTAAGAATAATAAGGCGTTTCAATGCGATTTCCATATCGCACATATTTTTACCACCCATCGCCCAACCTTCAGTTGGCAGATGTTTAACCGCTTCATACCAAGCCTGTGCTGTTTCCCAATCGCTGCCTTGTAGCACGTTTAAGAACTTGGTTTGCCCTAATCGATTACGAATGAAATAATCATTATTGTGTAAAGTTTTATCTAAGCAATCATTAAAACTTTTTAAACCAGTTTTTGGACTATGAATATGATCACACGCCCACGTAGGCACGTCTAACAACATCGACCAGTCGGCAGTTAATTCTAACCAGTTAAGGATATTATCTCGAACTTTATTTGCAGCGGCACCTTCAAAGTTTTGCCAATCAAATTTAAGAACACCTTTACCAATCTGATAACCACCGGAATCACCTACAATCACTGTATTAGCACGATCTCGATCTTGTATCATAGCATCCTGTGTTATGGTTTTATTTAGATCTAACTGTGCGTGACCTGCTGAATACAGTCCGTACTTGTAAGTAAAGTATCCTTCTTCCGGATTTAAAAAGTTCATACCTTCGATGCCTCGATCAAAGCCTTTGGGAATTCGATCATCTGGAACAAATTTATCAAATCTTTGTTTGCTGACGTAGGTGCTAAAAAAGCAGCTAATGGCTGGCAGATATACTGCGTAATCTTTTTGTAAAGGTGTTAAATTAACTGGTGGCTGTTTCATGTTCTCTCGCTAAAATTGTTGTAAGTTCTAATCTAGTCTTTGCCTGTTCTAATTGATCTAATGCTATACGAACTGCTTCGTTGCTAGAAGCCAGCTTGTACCATTCATTTTCTTGAGCACGTTTCTTACGTGCCCATTGAACTATATCTAATACGTCTTGATCTAGGCCTACAGTAGCATAACTGGTACTCATGTTGATCCATGAGTTGCCGTCAAACACCTGCATATCATTACCCCATACACGGAGCATACCTTGTATAGGATTGTTGTTGTTTTGATTAATGTACGGCATACTGGTGTTACCACCAGTTACCGTTAACCCGCTAATACCTTGTAGACCTTTAATCATTATTGTTGCTGTGCTGGAATAATGTATTTGTAAGTAGCAAGTCCGCTGTCTAAAGTGATTTGGATAGCACCTTCATTACTTAAAGCCATTTTAGTATTGTTAACATCAGCAGCTTTTAAGATACTTAGAATTGGAAGTACTGGCCATGTCCATCCGCGATCAAGTTTACCTACTACATTCTGTGCGAATACAAATTCGCCGCCGTGTGTTGAAGCATCGCCAAATATAAACTTTAGATTATTGCCATCTGTTTTTGCCAAGAATGTTGGATGTTCACTATGAGCACCTGCCTGAAAGTTAAAACGTGTAACAGAAGCTACACTTGGCTCAAGCTCTACATCCCACTTAACACCACGGAACTTAACTGTTTTCATCTTTTCGTTGATGATTTCTTGATTCATAAAACGATAATCGTTCTTAAAGTCGCCATCTTTGTTTTCAAAGTGAATACCAACAGGAATAGTTTCTCCGTTACGTTCTGCTGTAGTAATGTTTATCTTAGCATCCTCTTTGTATTCTGGACCGTCTATTAGATATTTTAATTTCTGTAGTTGCGGCATTCCAAATGTACCAATCATATCTGGATATGGATTGTGTGTGCTAGCTTCCATAATTACTGAACGGTCATCAGCCATTGAGAAGATGCTTGTGCCTTCTTCTGTGCCTGTGACCTTAACTGTGGTTAAGAAGCCTAGGTTTTGCGTATGTGATACGATGTCTTGTAAAATATCTTTCATTTAGAGAGTCTCCATGTATATTAAGATTATATTTAGATCTTGAGAAAAAATCAACCTAGAAATCACTCAAAATCAAACAATTTGCTGAATGTATTATCCGACCTAGTTGAACTGATGTCCCATTCCAAAACACCAATTAGGTTTTCTAACTTTTCATCGATAACTGTGGTTTCCATTTCACCGTCGGCGAAAGGCAAGTCTTTGAACCATTGAGGAAGTCTAAGCTCGTCAACAGGATAAGCTACACTAGTATAGCCCATTGGATTATCTTTGATCTTACATACAATGACTTTAGCACCATCAGTGATACTCATGCTGTATTTGTCATCATTCATGCGTTTCAAAGTATTCCAATTTAAGCTAGCTCGAACATGTCCTGGCATGTTTGCTTTGCCTTGTTTCTTTTCTTTGGCCTGATACTCAGTGATATTGTTGGCTCGTTTAGGAGAACCTTTTTCCCAACCCGGCCGTGTTTTAAATTCAGTTCTAAAATTAGTAATGTATTCTAGGACTTCTTCTTTAGGCACACCGTTTAGGACTTGTTCTAGCACTTGACTTAAGAAATCTTGAATAACAACTGGAGTGTCTGAACGTTTAAGATCTAGACCCATAGCCTTGATCTTTCCCGGTTTACCATTTACATCTGCTCGTTTACCTTCTTTATCATAATAAAGAACAGCATAGCGTTTCTTAGTAATAAACAGACCTTTTGAAGCTACTAGTTCTCTTCCTGCTTTGATAACTTCGCCGCGAGTTTTAGGACAATGAAACTTATCTTGCATCATTTTAGGAAAGCTGGCATTTACCTCATCTGCTATTTGGTCGTAGAGTTGGACTACAGTTTCTTTATTCCAAGGTAACTGACCGCTTTCAATTTCTTTTTTCAACACAGGGTAAGCGGAAAAATAACAAGAGTCTGTGTCGCCGTAGATTACAGCTTTTCCTTTGTAATCATATTCGCCTGTGGCTATTTCATTTATTTTACCAGCCATGTGTCTAACAATCTGTCTACCACTAAGTGTAGTACTTTGACCAATCCTGTTATCAAAGAATCTACAGCCGGGATTAAGAATAGCACCATACAGGCTGTTTAGGTTAATCTTTTTAACTAATTGACGCTTGTCCCAGTATTCTTCTTCTACTTTATTTCCGGCAGCAATACACTCTTTGAGTTTGGCCTGCATCTCTTTACGTTCAGCGTACCAGCGTTTTAACAATCCGGGAATAACACCTTCTTTTTCGTAAGTGAAAATTGTACCGTTAGCAGAAATCATCCAAGGTTGATTACTTTCGAAGATAAGGTCATAGATTTGAGCACCACTTAGGGTATCGCTACCCCCACCTTCCCAATCAATTGTAATTTCTTTGGCAATATTTCTTTCCATCACGAATTCGTATTCAAGACTACCAAATATACCTTCCCAAGCAGCAGCAAATGATTTTCCCTTGCCCATTTCCTGTTCAATGTAATTTTTTGTATAGTCTTGACGTAATTGTCCAACAATAGTCTCTGGACCCATATTCAAAGCACGAATCGCTGACGGATACAGCGAGTTAATATCAACTGAACCGATCCATTCGTGGATACCTTTCTTTGGATACGCAACATACGCACCCGCAGCCGGCTCTGAACCAGGTTCTCTTCGGATCCTATTAGGAACAATCATTCCTCTTCGATGAGCTTCGTTAATAATAGCCTGTTCAGTAACAGCTACAGCACCCATAGTTGTCTGTAATAATACAG